GGATGCGTGGCCAAGAATTCTCTGCGCTTCCATTTCGCCAACGCCCGCAGCATACAGGGTGGAAGCCATACCGTGGCGGAACTGATGCGCAGACACATCCGCATCCCACGCCCCAGAGCCGTCCGAATGATAATAGCCCAGGGAGCGCCAATATGCGGCCCATCTGCGGCGATACTCAGACGAGGTAAAGGGCGTGGCCCGCCCAGAGGTAACATAGTCCGTGGGCGCTCCCTGATGCTCTAGCAGCAAGGGGCGCAGCACAGCGAGAATAGGCACATCACGAATGGCATTCTTGGTTTTGGGGGTGGTAATAACTGGGTTGCAGTTGCGCCACCATACAGATTTTGTGATATGGATAACCCCTGCATCAAAGTCCACGTCCTGCCATTGCAGCGCCATGCACTCACCCAAACGAATACCCGTATACATGAGAAGCCAGGCCACAAAACCAAAGCCCTCCGGGTGTGCTCTTACTGCGGCAAGCTGCGCGTCAGTGGGTGGCATGCGCACTTTCGTGGAGAGGTTACGCGGCACATCAACATAAGGGCAAGGATTAAAGTCGCCGCCAAAGTAGACAATCCAATGCCGGAACACGCTGGCAAGGATATCCTGATGGTTGCGCACGGTGCCCTTTGCATAGCCCTGATCCCCCAAGCGCTGATACCAGGCGGCAATGCGCGTCGGCGTTATTTCTTTCATTCGGTAGTCTGCCCATTCCTCCCGCGTGCGGGCGCAGGCTGCGAAGGAGCAGTACAGCGTGGAGGGTTTAATCTGCGTGCGGCGGAGTTTCATCCAGTCATCGTAGACGACCGAGAATTTCTCACCCTGGGCTTTCGTTTCAGCCAGGGCGGCTTTGTAGTCGTCAATTTTTTGTTCAACCTCGGCCAAAGTATGCCCGTAAAAATGCACGACCTTGCCGTCAATGGTTCGCTTGCGTTCCAACAGGCCATCGGCCCGGCGTTTGCGTTGGCCCATGCCGCCACCTCCCGTCATACAATAGCTCGGACTTTTAAGCACATCTTTCCTGATTTGTGCAAATTGCTAATTGAATTACAACCATAGGTTTTGTATAGTTGTATCAAAACAACCGATTCACACCAAAAAGGGAGCGGATATCATGCAAAAACTCACCGACCAAGAAATAGTGGAATTGCTACACAAGCTACCAAATAAAGCAGAATACCTCAAGTATTTGCAAGACCTCGAAGCATCGCAATCGCCGCAGAATATTTCTCCGGCGGGAGATGATGAATAATATCCAAGATTTCCGCATCCGCTTTATCCAGCCCACCGGCCACAGTGCCGG